ACCAACACCACTAGCGACAGACCTAGGAGCACCTGTAAGACTTTCAATATTTTTATAGAAATCACGTTCCATACCTGCCATTTCAGTTTGAATATTATCAAAAGCAGCGGCAGAATTAGCACGATTAGCAGAAGCAATGTTATTCAAAACACCAGAGCTAAGGTAAGAACCCTGAAGGCGAAGGTTTTCAAGCTCCAAATTCATCTTTTCAAGCTCATAACCAAGACGTTTTTCATAAGTCTGCTCGCGAAGATTCAAATCATTTGCAAGAATACCATTCTGAAGAACTGTACCATGGGTGCTCTGACGCACAGAATCGGCTTCTGCGACATTTTTATCAATTTGAGATATTGCAAGATGCTCGGCGTTCTTGGCCTGCCTCTCAGCGGCACTAGCGGCTTTAGCAGAGTTCATAGTAGATCCAATATCACTCATACCTACAGAAGCAGCTGAAGCTCCAGATATAGAACCGCCTATACCATTAGTTGCGGCAAGAATAGGATTAAGACCAGCCTTGCGCATATCTTCTACAGCCCATTGATAACGATGTTTATAGTTTTCAACGTTCCACTCGTTAGCCTGTGCTGCATTAGCGGAATTGTAATGATTCTGAACTGCAGATCCAAGAACAGAACCAGCTATGCTGCCTAAAGTATTAGAAAGCCAGGACATAAAACCAACTCCTTCTAGAAGTGATCAACAAGACCAGGAGTACCAAACATAGGCATAGGACGCACAGTAGTGTAACGGAAGCCTATATCAAGCAAAAACTCAGGCTCACTGGGAACAGCGATAATGCGCTCAATAGGCGGATTTTCGACTATGAATTCCTCGTTGAGAGTGGGAGCAGTTTTAAAAAACTGGGACAAATGCCACATATCTAAAGTGCCACCAACTACAGAACTACGGAATTTACCTGTAATCTGCGAAGGTTTATAACGATATTCGGCATAACGTTCCTGGTAACCAAAAACAGTAGTATCAGCTTCAGAACCTTGAGCATAGATCTCACGAAGTTCAATGGCCTGCTCACCAAGATGCGCGAACGTAGGCCAATAGAAATCGTAAACGGTAGAACGAAGCCACATTTTGTTAATACCTTGCTGATAAGTTAAATCAGCACGAGCGCAAACAAAGCCTATAATATAGCCGTGTTCAACAAAAGATTTGGTAAAGCCATGGAATTTAGCAGCAGTAACACCATAAGCAGAAAGGTTACCTTGCGGAGAGGTGTTATCGGTTGCAGAAGTCTGAGCTATTGGATTGACATTTACCATTTTAGTAAAAGAACCAAGAAATTCAGGACGCTGAAGACGAGCGTCAGGAGAAACTACGCCAAAGAAAGAGCGAAGCACTTCTGTATAACGACTACCACCACGGGCAAGACGTTCATAAAACTTCTGCATCTGAAAAGCAGTACGAAGACTATTGATCGTAAAGATACTTGAAGTGTCCAAATCAACATAAGAATCATTAGCAAGAAAACCAGAAGCAGGCTGAGCTGACATAGTAATATGATCAGACGTGTTGCCAGCAAAGCCACCTACATTACTCCATTTAGAATCTAATCCTCTATTAAAGGTTATAGATCCTGTACCAAAAGCTTTTCTATCACCACCAGAAGAAGAGGCATCGCCGCCGTAAGCGGAAACAGCGGCAAGCTGATCACTATTGCTGTGGAGAAGAAAACCAGTCATAGGCGAAGGGTCGACTATAGAAGCAGTACCAGCAAGACCTATAGATACACCAGGTCCTTTCTGTGTCCACGGAAGAGCAGAAGTAAAGTAATCATGACGCTTACCGCGAGGCGGACAGGCTAAGCCGGGAACAATACTGGTACCTGACGTGAAAACCCAAGAAGGCTGTTCAGAAGCTCGGGCAGGATCCAAAACTTCATTGGCATCGCCTTTCTGAATCTTGACAGATTTCTGAAGGTTTTCATCCCTAAACCATTCGTTGTAAATAAGATAAACGCCACGGAATGGAAGCGCACTAATACCAGATAAATTACCAGACGTATTCACGGGCAAGCCGAAGTAGTCCCAAAGAGAGCCTATATAAGCATTATCAGAGTTACCAGTAGCAGCAACAGCAGGGATGACATAATCAGTATTATCATCAGGGTCTTCCTGCTCGAAACAGAAATTCTGCCAGTGTTCCCAAACGAGGCGGTTTGGTACAAAAAAGAAAAACCAGTCCAGATAAATATTATCCATGATAGGCTTAATAGGAGTAGCCAAGCGAGCGAAATAATTAACAGACATACGAGTAGTATCGCCAGGCAAAACCTCGTCAACAAATACAGGTATAAGCTTACCTGAATTAAACGTTGTCTTATAAACATGAGAACGGTCGAACTTAGTCCTTTTCATGTACATTGCAGGAGCATCGCTAAAGCGATGTCCTCGAACTCTTATTTTTTTTCGAGCCAAAATTTCACCTTCTTCGAAGTGTAAACCCAAGAATTAACCTAAAGCAAATTATTCTTAGGTTTTAGATTATTTTTGCGTCACCTACACCAGTTACATCAAGTAAGTAACTGGTGTAGGTGCCGCCTATTTTTGTGTTTCTTTATCATTTTGTTCTAAAGTGTTACTTTTTTCTTGTGTTTGTTTACTACTTACGGAATGTTGTGGTTTGTCGAAGGTATATTTACTACCATACAGACCTTGTTGTTGTAAATATTCGAGCGTTGCAGGATCATTCAATTGGTTGATGAAATTCATAGGATCATGACCGAATTTAGCTCGAACGTATGCCGGTAAACTGTAAAACTCTTCACGAACTCCAGACACAAGCTCAAGAGCTGTACTGTAATCACCAGGAAGCGTTGCATCTCCGAACTGAAGATAAGCATATTGCGAACTATCGCCGAGGTCAAGAGTCATGATACCTTTCTGACCGTCTGCATACTTATTTACGATGTAATTGATATCAGTTTCATCTTTCTCGTCCTGAACCGTAAGAGAGGGCATGGTAAACTCAATGCCGCAATGATCATGTTCTTCTACAGGATCGTAAGCTGTCTTAAATTTCATAATTTCACCTCCTTTCGCAGGCGCCTAGACGCGGCGGGCGTAGCGCACAAAAAAAGGGCGATCTCCATGAGATCGTCCTTTTTCTGATACGCTCTTTATTAGATTATCATTTAGTAGAATCACTGTCAATAGTCTGCACATACTCTATGGCGCGACCAACGATGACAGGAATACAGGATTCGTCACAATTCTCAATGTAATAGCGACCATCGCTGTCACCGAGATTACCAACATAATAAAGAGAAAAGTCTTCAGGATACTTTTTAATAAGCATTTTATCATCGTTAACTATACCCTCAAAAGCTCGCAGAGCAAGCATATCGTTGTGATAAACCTGCGGAGGACTGAACTGTTCAGCCTTGGAATCATAAATGGAATAAAGTCTCAGCGGAACCATCTCCTTTTCTTAATGCAATTAAATACCTACGAATCATAAGATAAAGAGCGGTTGATATAACAAAATACTCATTATCAATACGAACAACCCTGGAATCACCAGACTTAAGACAATAAGCGGCATATTTACTGCCACGAAAAGAGTAGTCAAAAGAAATATCACGCTCACGAAGAAAATTCTTAACAGCTTCAAGTTCACTAATAAGCATCACCTCATTTCCGACTTAATAATAACACAGTCATAATACCTTGTCAAGCTTTCTACCAAGAAAATGCTTATACTTACCTTCCTGAACACGGCAGCGATCAACAAGACGCTCAAAGGTATTATTTTCTAAATTATGCATCATCTTCTCAATGCGATTATTGCGAATGTATTCCATCCAGTGAGGATGCGTTTCGTTAAATTTTTTATCGTAATAACGAGGAGGACGCATCTTTTTACCATTGATGACAACATAATCATTGGCATAACATTCTTCACCATGTTCTTCGAGCCATTTAGCACCTAAGCCAGGACGATTGGAAGCAACCATAAATTCAGGAGTACGACCTTTATAGTGAGAAGGAGCATCTTTACCTGTCTGCTTTTTAATTATATAGCGAGCGACATAGGCAGCAGAATCAAAGCTAAACTCACCAATAAGATGCATACCGTATTTCCATACTTTGGCAAAACGAGAAGAAGTATAAGTATTATAACCATCTGTACGGAACCGAAAAATTTTGTCATCAAAATCAATATTAAACAATATGTAATGATAATGGGGGCGAGCATGAAGTTCACCATATTCACCACAGCCAAGAAAGCGAATACCACTGCCATACTCACGGCGAAGATTCTTCATAAATGTCTGATGAAATTTCTTACTTAAGCTTTTATCACATGGCAAATGATAATCGTCAAAAGTGCAAGTGACGAAATAAGCAGAAGACGAAGAACGGGCTTCGTGGACAGCACGGACAGCCCATTGTCTGCTATTTTCGAGACGACAGCCGATGCATTGTTTACAAGAACAACGAATGAAACGATTATCGCTAGCAAGCTCAGGGTGAGAGGCAAGGCTACCGCAAAAACTATAATGTTGTTTTCCATTTTTCGTAATCGCTCCTTCAACTGGGTACATAAGAATAGGATTATAACAAACCATATTAATCACCTGTACCGATTGTATCAGGATTAAGTCAGAATGTCAAATCCTAAATCCGCCTCGTCCTACTCTTTTAAAATTTCTACGGCGAGATTTGGAGGTACGCCGAAAAAGACGGCGAGAACCTCGTTTAGATAAACGGCGGCGTCTCATTTAGCATCCCTCCAAGAACCGAAAAAACGGCCAGTTTTTTTAGAATCATTCTTATTAGCAGCTGGCTCAACAAGTTGCGCAACATCGGCCTGAAAGTCCGAAGCAACTTTTTTAGCAACAACAGTATTCGAAGAAGCCTTACCTTTCAGAGCTTCAATTAGATCAACAACTTCCTGAATAAAGGGAACAACAACAGAAACAATAAAAGTCAGAATCATAGTAGTTTTATTAGGCATAAAATTTATCTCCTTCCAAAATAGCGACCTCCGAGGAAGCCTATAACATTTTTGACAGTAGAACCA